GTTTTAATATTTGAGTATCATCGAATTAAACTTTTTAAAGAGTCTATGTATAACAATAGTAACATAGACTCTTTTTTATATGCCTAGAATACCAGTAGACTTAATTTATATGCAGATGGCTTATCAAATAGCCAAACTATCCTATGCTAAACGTAGGCGCGTAGGTTGTATTATTGTGAAAGATACACAAGTTATATCAACTGGATATAATGGTACGCCACATAAGTTCGAAAACGACTGTGAAGAGATACAGGTTAGAGAGATAGAGAATGATAACCATAAAAAAGTATTAGAAGAAAAGGGTTATTCATGTGAAGATGGCTGTTGTTCTAAAGAGGTAACTAAAAGAGAGGTCTTACATGCAGAATCAAATGCATTAGCAAAAGTAAGCAAATCAACACTAAGCTCAGAAGGAGCAGATATGTATGTAACTACATGTCCATGTTTTGATTGCGCAAAATTAATTATTCAAGCAGGTATTGCAAGAGTATTCTATTCAGAAGACTATAGAGATATGGGAGGAGTAGAATTACTAGAACGTGCAGGTATCGAAGTAAAAGAGGTTATATGTTGGAACGCGGAGTAGACGCTATTATTAATGAGGCGCTTGTCACTGGTACGTTTGGAAAAGATTTCAAATTCAGAGAGGGACAGAGAGAAGTTATTGAAGCTATCTGCAATCATTATCTTGAAGATCCAGAAGGGACTATTATTTTAGATGCCCCAACTGGAAGTGGTAAATCACTAATTGCTATGTGGTCCGCGCACGTCCTAAAAGAACTGGGTAAAAGAGGTTATTTAGTAACCTCTGATCTAATGCTACAAGATCAATATGAAGAAGACTTTAAAAGGCTAAAACTTAATTGGCCAAGTATAAGAGGAGTAGACAACTATAATTGTAACGTAAATGATCTGCCATTCTCACTTGCTGATTGTAAGATGAAAGGGATTGGGTATGAAGCTGCAGAGAAATTACCTTGCTGGGGAACCTGTGGGTATCTTCAGGGCAGAAAGCGCGCGAAGGAGCTACCTGTAGCTCTCTTCAACTATTCATACTATCTAATACAAAGGAATTATGTAGAGGATAAGATGCAAGAACAAGACAGAGAGGTACCATTTCCTAAGAGAGACTTTGTATTCTTTGATGAAGCACATAAGGTAGACAGTATAGTACAATCACACTTTAGTCCTAGAATAGACAGAACAACCAGTAAGATATTTAAAGAGGTAAACAAGTTTATACAGAAACAGGCCATTAGTGCTGCCTGGGTATCTGAGAACAGAATAGAAGATATAGTCGACCGCTTAATGCGGGAAGACGATCACCAGGAGTTGATGAGCCACATCAGAGAATTCAGAGGTATTGCCGTGGTTTACCGCAAGGTCAGATCGGCAGCCCTAAAACAAAGTAAGTCTAGATTCAAAGGGGGAGATGTCCCTAAGGATTGGCAGACTTTTTTTGGACGACTCGATAGACTAAAAGATATATGGTGTAAGTTTGATGACTATCATGATATAATTAAAGAACTTGGTATGGACGCGATTGTTATTGATCGTAAAGAAACTGAAACTAAATTCTTATGTTTGGAAGAGGCAATGATGATTGATAAATTCTTACAAAAGAAAAGTGGCTTTAAAGTCTTTATGTCAGCAACATTAGGTGATATTAGATCTTATGCAAAACATACTAAAATGGGTAATGCTAAAGTTATTAGAATGAGTAATAATTTTGATTACAAAAAATCCCCCGTGGTTTTCATTAATAGGCACAAATTGTCTTTTAGAGAACGCGAACAAAATCTCCCTCATGTAGTTAAGACTCTGGATAAGATCTTAGAGAAACACAAAGGACAAAGTGGAATTATTCACGCCGGTTCCTACAATTTCACAAACTACATCAATCAACATTCTAAACATAGTTTTGATTTCATCACCTATGATTTAGCCAAGGAGAGACAAGGGGCAATTAGAAACTTTAATGAACAGGATGGTAAAATACTTATGGGACCATCACTATTAGAAGGGTTAGACTTAAAAGATGACAAATCTAGATTTCAAATCTTTTTTAAAGTACCATATCCTTCTCTAGGAGATCCGCTTGTAAAAGCTAAGATGTCTGCATTTCCAGATTGGTATGATTGGAAAACGGGCATTGCAATACAGCAAGGAGCTGGACGATCTGTTAGATCTAAAGACGATTGGGCAGTAACATATATCCTGGATGCGTGCTTTAGAAGCTTGATAAATAAAAAAGGGTTATTCCCACCTTCGTTTGAAGAAAGACTTAAAACAATATACTAAATGAGAGACTTAATTATTTGCGATAACTTTTACTCTAATGTGGATGAGGTAAGAGCGTATGCACTAAAACAAGATTTTGATGTGGATGGTAATTACCCAGGCCATAGAACAAAATCATTTTTAAATGACAATATAGCTGAATGGATTTCTAAAATCGTAGGAGCTGAGATGGATACGGAAACATTAGGAGCTGATACTTACTGTGGTGCATATCAATATACCACTGCTAGCGATAGAACATGGATTCATGCTGATGGCTGGAACCAATGGGCTGGTGTAGTTTACTTAACTCCGGATGCGCCCGCATCTGGTGGTACTGGTATTTATAGACATAAGCCAACAGGAGCTTACAAGATGCCAAGATTAGCAAATGGTAGCCGTAATGATACCTTATCTGAACTAATTAATAATGATGGACAAGATTATACTAAATGGGAATTAATTGACCAAGTAGGTAATAAGTATAATAGAGCAGTATTCTATAAAGGAGACTTATTTCATGCTTCAATGGATTACTTTGGTAAAGATCTACAGGACGGTAGATTATTTCAAACATTTTTCTTTAACACTAAATAAAACAAATATGGGGTTTAACAAATTACACATTCCAGATCTAGATTACTTAAAAGAAAGCCTAAAAGAAAAGGGCAATGAAGAGTTTACAGAATTCTGGAAAGCTAGGTATTTTAAGGCAGATGCGATCATGGGTCCACCTGAATCTATGGACTTTATTAAACAATTTCTAAATCGTGAGTATAATTATAGAACAACTGGTCAAATCGAGTTTGATTTTGATCAGGTTAATGACAAAAAATAAAGATATGTCTGAACAAACAGAAAAACAAAAAGCAAAAACTTACGTTTGGGTTAAGACTGAACGTGCTGGAGATACAGTTATAGTAGAAGGAACTGAAGGTCAGTTTACTACTTTTACTGATGGTACTAAATGTGCAACCGCATTAATTGGTGAAATGTTAATGGAGGCTAGAGATGAAGATAACGCAGCTTCATTAGCTAAATCATTTAAAACTGTAAAAGAGGTTGCAACAAAACCAGTAACTGAAACTAAAACTACTCAACCAACTGGCGAATTAAACGTAATGTTAGAGATGCTAAAGAAGATTAGCGCTAAGAATACAATTACAATGCCCTTAGAACTTAATGTTCCATCTAAAGATGTTTATGATTTATTTAAAGATCAGATGGATATTACAAAAGCAGATCTAAACGAACAGATATTGCTACTGGTACAGAGCCAGATAAATAACTTACAAGAACAATTAAAACCTCAAGCAGAAGAATTCATTAAAAATTATTACAATGGCAAAACAAAAAGAAGAGTCAGTGCAACTGACACCGGAGCAACAACAAGCAATAGATCAAGCAGTAACACAGCCTCCGACATCCCAACCTACTAGTTACAATAGACGTCAAAGACGTCACATGATGAAACAACAAGGTGTGCTTAAGTATTTAAGTAATATGAATTTCTTAGGTGAGGTTAGGTCTAACTTTCGTAAGCAAAATATAGAGAATGGTAGAAAGATTCATCAGCAAAATTTAGATGCTATGGATAAAGTTAACCATGCTGTATTAGAAGATAAACTAAAGTCTATGAAAGAGACTTGGAATTCTATGGGCTATAATAAAAGCGAGATAAATAAATTAGAAGAGGCTTGGTCTTTATCTGTAGTAAAAGATAAGGAGTCTATAAAAGAAGACAAAAAGGCTATTAAGAAATTACAGAAAGAAGTGAGAGAATCATTTCGATCTAGAAAAAAGTAACAGGCAATATGGTATCTATTCAAATCGAACCCGCTGATAACGGGGTGGTCAAATTTTTAATTGACGATAATGTAAACGGCGGAGGTGAAGAATATACTTCTAGGATGGTTTATGATTTCGATGGTTACTTAGGTAGACAACAACAAGTTAAATTCTTAAGTGATTTAATTTTAGATCTAGGACTAAGTACTGGTAGTGATATTGATCGTGACAAATTGGAGATTAAACTGAATTGGGGAGACAAGTATAACGCTTCCGAATCTGAAATTAAACAAAGAGTAACGCTACTCCAAAAAGAAATAAAAAAGCTTACTCGTATGATAGAGAAATGAAACTACACGTAGAAGGCGTATGGTGCAAAACTAGAACTGAGTTTGAGAGATTAGCTAAGTCTGGTGAGTATGATTTAACGGTCTCATATTTTGATATATTCAATAGACTAATTAAATCAGATCCTTATAGTAAGGAGCCATCAGATATTATTGTATCTCTCTATATTAGAAAGTTAATACAAAGGCTACTTAGTGATACTCTAGAAAAAGAGAAAGAAGGTGCTAAAATTTTATACATGTTTAAAACTTTAGATACTGGATCTGTATCCGGATTTAAAGATTTTGTAAACGACCTAATCGAAGAACCTTTTGATTTGGATCTTATTATCATTAATAGATGCGACTATCCTAAAAGAGGAGTGTTGAGTAAATTTGATAACGTAAGATTCATTGACCATGATTAAGCATAAGATATTTACCAAAGGTGAATTAATACAAGCTCTAATCTCTACTACACAAGCACCTAATGTATTGATTCCTGTAAGGGCTATGATACACGACGTTAAATTTGATGACGTCAATCCTCAATATCAAATTAAGATTAGAAAGTTTTATGACCCAATTAGTTTTCTTAAGCGAAACTTATTCGGTGGAAGATTCCTTAAAAACTTTGATGGTAAAGATACTAGGATTAACTTAAAGAGACAAGAATATAATACTGTTAAAGAACTAGAAGATAGAGTATTTAACGGTAACAAATGGATGCAATACTTAATTGTTGTAGATTCAGTATTCTGTGTTAAGACCAGAGCTGAACAAACAAAACTATTTAATAAAATACAAGATTTTCAGGTAGAAACTAATATTAGGGATCTATTTAATCTAGTAAATCGAACTACATATACTGGTAATTACAACTTTCATACAAAAGGAGAGTTCGTTAAAGCACTTCAAAAGTTTTTAGGAGATAGATACCCTAAGGACGATGATTGGTCTGACTCTATATTATATAGACCTAATCACGATGAAATGGACCGCGGAGAGTGGGTCTAAACATATTACTGTAATATATTGCACAGATATATATAAAAAACAAAGAGACTTTTAATGCCTGTACCTAAGTATACACTTAATAACATAACTCCTGGACCTCCTACTAAGTTTTCTTATACGGAGATTGCAACCGGTGATCTGATTGTTAGGAATGGCCCGTTTCCAGATGACCAAGTAGCAGGTAATGAGCCCCAAGATGGAGGCGATGCAGCTATTACTTCTGGGCATACTACTTTTATTGAAGATGGTGATGCAGGTCCAGTATCTTTATATGGCACAAACGCCATTGCTTCTAGGACTTTTAAAGCTAAAGACCCAGATAAAGATATTAATATGGGGGATGGTGTAAGGTCTCTATATAATAAATGGTCTCTTCATAATTACAATAATAGAGCCGGTGGTGTTGCTAATGAAACAGATGCGTATACAAACTATAATAAAACTGTTTTAGATGGTGGCGAAGATAATATTCTTAATCCTACTGCTAGAAGAATTGTAAACTATTCTCAAGAACAAGGAGGTATTGGCTACTCGTATAAATTTGGTGATTTTGCAGCAACAGAACATTATGGTCAAATATCAAATGAATACTTAATTACCCTAAGGCGTTTTGCATATCCAACTGGAGATGACATTATGAATACTATGGGTAAAGATTCTAAAGGGGGAGATATAGATTTATCCCAACCGGATTTAGCTAGAGTTCTAACATGGATGTCACCTGCTTTAGGTAACGACATGAAAGAGGTGTTAAAGTTTGGTACTGGATTTCCATGGAAAGATGTTGAGTCTAAAATTCAAGAAGTTGCAGGTAACTCACAGAGTAGAGGTAAACTTGGGGCAATGATGGATTCATCTTCATTAGGCCGTGCTGTTGAGGCTGGTCTTAATGGTAAGTCTGCTTCGGAAGCTGCAACTATTAGAGATAAAGGTGGGGGATTTGACCCTATGAAAGAAACTTATCCTAATAAAGTATTTGGACCGTTGAATGTAATTAAGAACGTTTTAGCTAGAGAGCAAGGCCTTATTTTTGAAAGTTCATTTACTCTAACATTCCATTATGATATTAAAGGTATTGCAGGTACTTCACCTAAGGTTGCATTTATGGACCAACTGGCGAATATCTTAGCCCTAACATATAACAATGCTCCTTTCTGGGGTGGTGCTACCAGATATACTGGAAGTGGCTCAGTAGGTAAGCCATTTGGTGATTATGATAAATTAAAGAATGGAGACTATGCAGGTTTTATGGGAAGTTTAACTACTCAGTTAAAATCTTCAATGGGTGCTGCGTTTGATGATATAGGTAAGGCTGCGAGTGGTTTATTAAATGGTAAAGGTATAAATGCATTAGGTGACTCTAAAATTATGGATAACATCGTCGGTGGTGGACTAATGAAATTAATGAATGGTCCTCAGGGTGGTGCAGTAATTAATGCATTCTTAACTGGAGATCCGACAGGACAATGGCACATGACAGTAGGTAATCCTATGAACCCAATGATGGTTTGTGGTAACCTAGCTTTAGAAAAGTCTGAAGTAGAATTTGAGGGACCTCTAAGTTATGAAGGTTTCCCTAGTAAATTAAAATTAACATGTACCTTAAAACCAGCAAGACCTAGAGATAAAGGTGAAATTGAAAGTATGTTTAATGCTGGTAGAGGTAGAATGTATTTACAACCAGAAGTTGAAGGATCTGTTAGTCTTGATGACGTAGTAGATGTATCATCTTATGGAAATAAAGATAGAGGTAAATTTACCCCTGGCTTTACAGAAAAATTATCGAACTTCGGTCACGGATAAAATATGGATCTTAAAACACTCATAAATAAAACAGTAAGTGGAGTTAAATTTATTTTGGCTCAACCTACTATGATGTTTAGGAACAGAGAAGTTGTTCCTATTATTGCTACTCATATTGTAAAAGAAGATGAGGTTGGTAGACCTGACCTTATTTCTTTGGAATACTATAATACTGATAGCAAAACAGATATTATTCTAAAATGGAATGGTATATCAGATCCGTTTTCTTTAAGCCCAGGAGAAGAGCTAGAGATACCGACTGATGAAGTACCATTCTATAAACTAGATAGACCTAGTAAGTTTGAGGATAATAAAATTAAGAACGAATTTGTACAGGGTAAAAAACTAAATAAGAGAGATCTTGCTAGAATAGAAGCCTTAAAAAAGAAATATAATAAGGAAGTGTTATTACCACCTAATGTTATTGCTGTCGGCAAAAAGAATTTTAAGTTTACTGCAGATGGAAATGTTATATTAGGAGCACAAGCTCAGAACGATGAGGTAACTGAATCAATAGTTTCAGATCTTTCAAATCAATTAATTCAAGATAGGATAGATCAGTTAGAAGGTCAGATTGATGATTTACAAGATGCGTTAGGCAGTGGATCTGGAGCTGGAGCAGGCGGTAGCGGTTTGACGGAAAGTCAATTAGATAAAAATTTACAAAACCAAGCTGGTAAAGGCGGAGTGTCCGCACCTAACGGAGCTGGGGCTGGAACTGCAGATGAAACTGGCGGAGCGGCAGGAGACGGTACTGCACCTGAATCTACAGGTGGCGGAAGCGGCATTGCTAACGACGGTGCACCTTGTAACTAAACTTTAGAATATGGAGTTAGATAATCATTTATTAGCGGTCGTAGAACCGGCTATATTACCTACAGAAATCAAAATTGATAACCTCGGTGAAGACGGAGGTGGCGCTAAGCAAACTAAAGCAATAGGTACTTTAAAACCTTTCGTTCTAGTAAACTCTTATCAATTTGGACCTGATGATATTCAATCTTTTAAATTGGATTGTAGCGGTATTGCGCCTAAATGTGCAGTAGTAGTAATGGATAATAAAAATGCTTTCCAAGTAGAGTCTTACCCAAGAGATGGAGACTTCTTTACTATTCTACTTAACTCTAAACACCAAGAAACTTTTAAGTCTATTCACATGGACTTTGATATTATTGAAATTGAAACTTCACCAGAGATAGAAGGTGGAAATCCTACAATTACACTAGAGGGTATTGCAAAGATACCTAGACTTTACGCTGAAGATTGCCAAAACTTAGATGCAGATAATTCATTAAATCATTTAGAGTTAATAGCAAGAGATTTAGAACTAGGCCTAGCAACAAACGTAGAAGCTCCAGATGATAATCAACCTAGACTGCAGGCTTATATTACTTATGCAGATTTCATAAAAGAAATTGTAGAGGATAGTTATATCTCTGATGATGCTTTCACAAAATACTATATAGATCAATATTATTATTTGACTTATGTAAATATTAATAAGATATTCAACGCTCCTAACCCTAAGCTGGATGAAGTAATGTCTGTTCTTGCTTCTTTTGCTTCATCAATGTCTGAAGGTCACGATCAGGAAGAGGGCGGTGAAAATAAAGGAGATCAGATTGAAGTACCATTAATGTTAACTAACCACAAAGACACAAATGGGCTATCCTGTTATGTTGATAAGTATGAATTGATAAACAACTCATCTAAGGTTAGTCTTGCAGCTGGATACGCTAGAAACATTCAGATATACGATAATAACGCTGAACCTGGTGATAGGTTACAAGAGTTTAAAGTAGAAGCTCTAGTAACTGAAGACTTACCAGATATTGAAGCACCTTTAAAAGGTAATGAGAAAGATAATCGCTATGAGACTCAAGTAAAACATAAATACATGGGTAGACAAAATGCAGGCGAGGACGGTTTAGGAAATACGCATCCTAATGCAGCTTTTTCTAAGTTACATAATAAACAGAATCAAATGGAGATTGAAAAAATGAAAATTAGAATGACGCTATCTTCATTTAATCCATCGATCTATAAATTTCAAAAGATTCCAGTAATAATGTATCATTATGATGGTATTAGAGCAGAAGCTTCTAAACAAGGTGATTTTAAAAGAGATGAGGCTGGATTTACAGATAAACCATTTGGCGCTGGAAAAGCAGAAGATGCCAATGATGCACAACAGGTAATGGATAGGTTCATAAGTGGTCATTATATTATAGAGAATATTGACTATATTATTGATAATCCAGATGATGGTCTAAAACAGATGGTTACATTAATTAGAAGAGAGTGGCCAACGAGGATTAAGAATTTAGAAGATTAAAAAAGAGAGATAGATAATACATGGCAGACTTTAAAAGAACACAAGATTTTAGAAAAGGATCGTTGCTTCGTAAGATAAACGAAGACCCAACGTATCTTAGCTTCTTTCTGGTATTTGATACTCAGAATAGAGAAGAGTCTCCTCTGTTTGCCGGTCCAGCTATGGATTATTTAACAAAGGTTTTAAATCAAGACCATGCAAAGAAATATTCTTTAGCACTTGAAAACTTTCAAAAAGTTTTATTAAAGATTAATAAAGAGTTGCCTTGGTTTTGGCAAACAATTTCAGGTGTTGATGCAGCAATGACTTATGAAAAAATGGTTGACCCTTGGTGGGGTGCAAATAAACCTAAATTAGAGATTGAGTGTTTAGAAGAGAATGTTGAATTAACTGCAATCGGTCTAATGGACTTATATAAGAGAGCTTGTTTTGATTTTACTAGATGGGTAGAAGTTATTCCACCAAACCTAAGACATTTTCAAATGCAAGTTTGGGTTAGTGAGGTTAGAGCTTTCCAACAGGATTCCGATGCTAAGAATCTAGGATTTTTTGATAATCCTGAAAATTCTGGCAATGGCGGTAATGTTAAAAAGATGAACCAAGACTTTAGTCTATCAGCTAAGCCTTTTATACAACTTAACTTTTCACATTGTGAATTTGATATAGACTCTATTGCTCCTATGTTTGCAGATCTAGGTAAAAACCCTGAGTTAAAAAAGCCTAAGATTGCAATTGAATGGGGTGCTGTACATCAGATTAATCAACAACTAGGAGCGAATCTAGTTACTGAGGTAAATGATTCTCCATTAGAACAAGCAGCTCAAGGCGACTATAACCCATTTGATCCAAGTGCAGATAGAAGAACTATTAGTAAAGATGGTGATGGAAAGGGTGGTTTCGCATTACCTGGAGATCCTACTTTTAAATCTGTACTTAAAGATAATACTTTAGGTAAAATTGGAGATGCAGTAGATAATGCCGTTGATGGTATTACAGGTAGAGTTAATAGTGCAGTAAATTCATTAACCCTACAGAACAATTCTGATATTGGTAATGTATATGGTAAGACAACAGGCTTAGCATCAACCTTAATTGGTAGAGTTACAGATTCTGTTATGAGTAAATTATTATTAGGTAATGTACACGGACTTTCCGGTGGTTCATTACTAGATGCAGTTCAAGCAGGTTCAATAAATGCAATTGCAAATCAATTAGGAGGTTTGTTTGGTGGTAACAATAACTCTGGCGGTAGCGGTGGTATAAACGAAAAAATTCATCCAGCAGGAGTTGATTCATCACCAGATGGTTTCTTAAATTATAGAATACATGAGCCTGGTGTAGACTCAACACCGGATGGTAACTTAAACAATAACGTACATGAATAACAGTGAATTATTTAGAGACAATTTACGTGATGCTCATTGGTTAGGAGAGGTAGTTGATATTGAAGACCCTCTTCTTCAAGGTAGGGCAAGAGTAAAGGTATACGGTAAATTTGATAAACTTACAAACGAAACTATTCCATGGGCTACTCCACAGAATAGAGAAGCACCTGGTATGCATATTGTACCTAGAGTTGGAGATATTGTTGCAGTAAGATTTGATAACGGAAACATCTACCACCCAGAGTACTGGTTTCAAGTAGATCAGAACGAAGAATTAAAAGCAGACATTCTTGAAGCATCAGGAGAACCACATAATGTAATTAGTTTGGTTTACGATGCAGAAAGAAATGTAAGAATATATCATTCTCCTGAAGATGGCCTAGTAATTACTAGAGGTGAGGGTGCAAAAGAAAGACCTATGATGCAAATCGACGAAGAAGGTTTTATTAAGATCTCAACAGATGCTAAAATCTTTATGGACTGTGGAGATATATTTATATCTAACGAAGGTGAACCTGGAGCAGATGAAACTGAACCAGCAGTAAGAGGTCAATCTCTACAGGATTGGTTACAGATGTGGTTAGATGATTACAATGCACATATACATCCAACGGGCGTAGGACCATCAGGTCCTCCAATGCCACCTACTCCAGTAACAGTAGCAAAATTATCAGGTACTCATATTAACTATCAACAAAGAAACAAGTAAGCTATGCCTGCAAAGTGGCCTCCATTTATTAAGGACTTAGCGAGTACGCTACAAAGTCAAGAGTTTACTAAACCAGGCGGTGCAGGAGTTTCTTATGAAGCACCTAAGATTGGCGCTGAAGTTTCTTTAGGTAAACCATCAGGTCCACAAAAATCTATTTTAAGTGGAGGTCTTTCTCCGGTAGGTAATCCTGCAAATGCAGTCTTAGCTACTAACCCTGCAACTATGGTTAATGCAAATGATATTAATCCACTTTCCGGTAGATATGACTTTGGTAAACAGGTTGCTCAACACTATTTAGATGCAGTTAAAGGTGCGGCGCAAACTCATGTTGGAGAAACCCATATTAATAACGGGGGTGCTGAGACTCTTTTAAAAGAGGGGTATGGTATTGCATTCGAAAGACTTTTAAGAGAAGGTGATATACCTTTACAAGACCAATACGATGAGGATGGTAATCTAATTGAGATGGGTAAAGAGTCACATCCTGCCTATGCTGATTTCTGTCCTGAAGTTGAAGAACCAGATGCAGAAACTATAGCAGCCCTAGAAGTAGAAAATAATAAAGCCTTTAACAAGTTTACCACTGGTGAGAATGTACAAAACTATAACTTATATAAATTTAAGTTTTATCAATTTCCATGTTTAAGCGGAGATGAAAGCCAAGAAGAACTAGAAGTAATATTTGCTAATAGACTTCTAATGGGTTATCAATTTATGACGACTGGAAATGCAAGATGGGATTATTTTGTATGGGCATGTCATTTAGGTAAAGAGAATTACTCTAGTAGCTCCAGTTTTGGTAATAATAACTCTGGCTATGAGAATATTAGTAGTAATTGTAGAAACGATATTGAAAATGCAGGTTATGACTATAAGTTACTAGCTGACAATGTATCTAAAATGGTTAAGTACGGAATATTGGCTGCTCATCCAAAAAATGAAAATGATTTCCAAACTGTAGGTACTAACTCTGAATTAGAAAAGAGAATCAAGCGAACTCCTGCAAAAGATCTTGAGTTTCCAAAAATAATAAACGATGAAGAGGTAGATGTAACTCCAGCAGTTTGTCCTATTAATCGATATAAGATTCAAGTGGCTAGAGATTTTGAAGGGGATACATCTTTAAAACCTAAAATCTTGACCATGAATGTAATCGCAACATTTACATATTATCCTGGTATTAGAGATAACATAGGTTTAAATAATACAACTCCTTATGTTGTTAATAATCTCAAAGCTCAATTTGGAAAAGATCGTATTAAATATCCTAAATCTAATAACTGGGTAAAACAAAAATATAGAGATGCTGAGTGGAAAAACAAATGGAGAAAATGCCCACCTAAAGAAAAGTTAGATGCAGCAGCTAGAGCTACTGACGATCTTAAGTTTATGGGTAAGTCAAAACCTGGCTATGCATTCTTAGCACTAGGTTGGAATGGAGACAATTGGAATGGCGGCGCTGCAGGTACTCAATATAAATTTGAATATCATAGAGTTCTTTGTGCGATTAGAGCTGCAGAAAATTGTGAAGAACCAATGACTGATGTTGGACATCCATGGGATCCAAGTGGTTCAACGCCTGGAGGTAAGTCTTATAGTGGAGATCCTTATATGATGATGGCGAGAGTTACAATAGCATATTGGTATGCTTGTATTGTTAAACCATTTAAACCAACACCCTCTGCTCCACCAGCTTTAATTGCACCGCCTCTAACAGGTATTTACATTCCAATTTATTATGGTAGTGCAAATCGTTTAGCAAATAATCTAAGAAGAGCTTGGAATACAGGTAAGTCTTTTGCAACACCTGGAACTCAAGCGCCAGCATCTAATGCTACAGCAACAGCAGTTGCAGGAGCTTATGCCCTACATCTACTAGAATTTAAACTACTTTATCTTGGTGGTATTCCAACTCCTGCTGGACCAGTTCCAATGGTAGGTTTTGTACCGATTGTATTTTAACCCCAATCCTTTTCGTATGTATACCAATGGTCTGCAGACGCACAGTCCCTACAAGCATCAGTAACAAGTATTACCTTTTCTTCCATAGTTAACATCGGTAGGATGGCTCCTACGTGCATCTCGACTAGCAAGCTGTTTGGCAAATACTCAGATACATGATTTGCAATTCCAGAGATAAGTCTATAAGCATTATCCTCTACAGAATTAAACCTAGTACCTTGGTGATAATCAACATTAGGATCTGCAGTTGCTAGTTCCCATAGTTTTTCAATACCGATAAGATCTCTGACATCTTGACAGATTTCTAAGATTGCATCTTTATGCTTAAGAACGGCCTGGTAACCATGACCGCCTACTCCGTTGCAAGTTACTTCGTTTACATTAAATTTACTCATATATTATTTATTTGTTTTATTATAGTACTAATATACGAAAAATAATTGACATAAAAAAATTATTTGGTAACTATTTTGTAAGAAAAGCCAACTCTTTTGAGCTAGATAGATAGCTTATATGAAAACACCAATTGTTTAAATTCTAGAAAAAAAATACACTTGGATAAAAAGAATTTTTAAGTAGATATATAATATGTTACTAAGATAGTATAACCTTTTAAATAAAAAATAAATGTCAGCAAACGCTAAAAGAAAACGCATCGGTCAAGATGTAACCACAACAATCGCAGTCGAAGAAAAGACTCAAAATACACAAGAGCAGGTAGAAGCTAAAACAGAAGCTAAAGAAAAACCTGCAAACCCCCACGCAGAATTTTATGATGAAAACGGAGAGTTCCTTTGGGAAGCTTACGAAGGTACGTGTCCTACTAGAAATAGAACTCCTAATCCGCATATTAAAACTAATGACGGTGATAAGGTATACTCGAGAGAGCCCTATGCACAAGAGTTATATGATATGATGGAAAATTACGGCAAAGATATTAAGCCGGTTGTTAATGAGGGTGAAATCCACGAGGGTACTATTCACGCGATTGATCGAGACTATATAACTGTAGATATAAATTATAGAGAATTAGTCTATGTTAAGTTTGGTAAAGAGTCTGCTGAGGTTCAAGCATCTTCTGTTGGAGATGAAACCGCAGTCTTAATTACAGAAACAAAAGGTACGATTACAGGTACGATTACAGGTGGTGTCAAACATAAAACATTCATGGATCTTAGAGATGCAATTGATGAAGGTAGAACTGCATGGATTGGTACTGTTAATAGTATGATTGATAAAGGTGGTTATGTAGTTACAGTACAAGGTATTAGTTGCTTTATGCCAGGTTCATTAGCAGGTATAAATAAATTATCTGATTTCAGCTCTATTGTTGGCGAAGAGATTTATGTAGTACCGGTTAGTTTCTCTCCAGATAGAGGTACGATTGTAGTTTCACATAGAAAATATTTACAAGCACTTATACCAACTGCAATAGAAGAATTAAAACAGAGCATTGAGATAGAAAGAGAAGGGCTAGTAACAGGTACAGCTAAGTATGGTGTATTCGTAGAGTTTAGCAAATGTTTAACTGGTATGATTCACAATAATGACCTAGACGAAGAAACTTTAACTAGATTTAAAGCTAGAGATATTAAACCTGGAGATCCAATTAAATTTAAGGTAAAAGATATTATTAGTAATAGGAAGATTACCCTAACACAGAAAGATGTAGTCGAGGTTAACCCTTGGATAAATATTTCTACGAGATACCAAATACCTTCTGTGGTAGAGGCAACTGTAAAGTCTAAAAAAGATTATGGTTTATTCATTACAATCGAAGAGGGTGTGACTGGATTGCTACATGTTAGCGAAATAGGTGAGGAGACTATGTCTGTATTTAACCCTGGTGATAAAATAACCGTTCAGATTACTAGAATTGACGAGGCAACAATGAAGGTCTTTTTAAAGATGCCCCAATAACTATCTCAGAAGAGATTGATATATATTGAAAGTAATATTATACTCTCAATATGCAAAAACTAAATAGAGACTCTAGTAGAATTTCGATACTGAACGGAAGTCAAATGGGTATCGAGTTTGAATTCTATTCTAACTTAGAGATCGAAGAGACACAGAAAGCTTTATCTAAGCTACTTAATCGCAAGATTAAAGTAGAAGATAAGGCCCATTCTGACTTTCAACCTAGCAAAGATGTTTTTAAAATGGAACCAGATATGTCTGGTGGTAAAGGACTAATTGAATTAGTTACTGGACCTATGCCATATCGAGATGCTAGATTAGTTATTATTAAAATGTTAGGATGGATTAAAGCAAATGGTTATACAACTGACCGTGCTTCTATTCACCTTAATATGTCTTTCAATCCTGATTTTTTAATAGATCCTATGATGGTATCTAAAATGAATATTTTAAAGTTTATTTTAGAATTTGATGAGAAAAGGGTTTACAAATATTTCCCTAATAGAGAGAATTCAACTTATGCAAAGTCTATTAAATGGGTTATGCCTAAAAATGAAGCCTTTTATTACAATGAAAATCTAATTAGCTCAGATAACTTTACGTTTGCCAATACTAAATATTATGGTATTAACTTTGAGAAAGCACAAAAGAACTATTTAGAGTTTAGATATATTGGTGGTAAAGATTATGAAAAAAGAGGTGATGATATTTTACATTTAGCGGAAATGTTTATTATGTCTGTATGGAAATCTTGCTTTAATCCTAAGTTTACTGCCGAGAATAAAATCGAGATGAAAAGGATTTTGCAGAAAAATGCACCGCTTTCAGCAGTATTAAAAGACTATACCGCCGTAAATAAACATTGGCCTAAGATACATATACTAGTAGATTTGCAAGATAATCCGCAGGTTATTAGAGTTCAATGGGAAAGATTTAAGTTAAAAGTACTAGATCTATTGTCAAACGGAGGAATGGAAGAGGGCACAATTAACTATGATTCTGATTTTTCAGGGGTTCAGGTTAAGGATGGTAAGTTTAAAACTTCATATTTATTAGATGGTTTTGAATTTGTAGACTGTGAATTATCGGGTAATATTGAAAACTGTGATTTATACGGATGTAAAATCAAAGGTGCTCAAATATTAAGATCAAATCTATACCAAGGTACAGAGGTTTGGGACTCTAAAGTAGAGTCTAGTTTTGTACATGGGAGTTGTACTTTGAACAACTGTTTTGTTTTTGGCAGGGACGGTATATTTAAAGGCAAAATGAATGGAGGTATTTTCAGAGAAGGTGGGGTCGGGCCTCATGTTAGATTCTCTGATGAGACTGAAGTTATTGTAAGTAAAAAAATTAAAGCGTAAGAATGAGCGAAATTAGAGAAGGTAACAATACTAACTTAGGCACTGAAAGAGATTTTGGGCAAAACTGCCAAAATGAGTTTTTAGCAGAGCTTGGGGATGATTTAACAGGTGCTTGTATGGTTCCAGTTAATTTACCGCAAAGAGAAATCATGAACATTATTAAGAGAGCTAAAAAATGGTTCTATAAGCAATATGAAGATTCTGTATTAGAAAACTATTATGTTGTTCCTAAAAATGTTTTTGAATCCGATTATTTTAAAAAGCATAGATGTTTAAACCTACCGGGAGCTAACGCTGATGGTGGAGGCGCAGTCTATTCAGTTTTTGGAGTACATGATTTAGCTTCTGGCTTTAATGGAACAGGTCAAGGTATGGATGTTAGATTTCAAGGTGGTGGTGATTTTTCGCTAGACAAAATGTTATTTAGAGGTATGTATGATGGATCTGGTCCAGCAGAAGCAGCCGAAGAATTACAATATTATGTACTAAATGCGTCATTGGCAGATATGTCAAGACAGATTTTAGAAAACCCTATTAGCTTTCAGTATGCTAGACTAAATGGTAAGCTGAAAATAATGGGAGACACTCCGAAAGGAGATTGTATACTACAGGTATACGAAACTATATCTGATTGTGCACTTTATTCAGATGAGATTTTCTTTAGATATTGCTCTGCAAAGATAAAGCAATCTTTAGGTGCTAAATTAGGTATATTTAAGTTTGCATTACCAGGTAATGTAGAATTTGATTATGATGCTATTAAAGACATGGGAGACACCGAGTTAGAGTCGATAGTAGAGGAAATTAAGGGCGACGAAGGTGTGGACTATATGTTCCACTCATAATAAGCCGAATACATATATAAATGGAATTTTATATTAAATACATAGGTGACCCAAATTACAACGCGACGCAGTTACAAAATAACGGTGAGATCGAGCAGTTAATTACTCAAATTGAAACCACCTTGTTTACTAGAAAAACCGAAGTCTTGGGTTCTCCAGGGTTTGGTTGTAATCTTGAGGATTTAGTTTACTCATTAAATCAAAATGAGTTTAATATTAAACAAGAAATTACAAATCAAATAAGAACTTATTGCCCACTTGCTACAAAATATAGGGTTGCAACTAATGTAAAATTCTTTAAAGGTACTGTGAGAGATATTGCTTATATTGATATTACAATCGACAGTAAATATCTAGTACAAATAAACCTAAGATAAAAGAGATAAATAATAAATGGCACAACTAAAATTTTTAGAGACAGTTAGAAATAACGCAGCAGCAATTAAAGCTGATACAAGAACCTACATAAGTAGAGTTTACAAAAGGGCTAATACTCTTTTTACAGAAGCTTCTCCTTTTGCTCAAATTATTTCTGTATTCTCAGAGCTATATGAACTTATCATGTTTTATATTGAGGATGCTGTGGTTGAACAAAACATATATACTGCGCAACAAGCAGAATCTATATATGGTATGTCGAGGCTAACAGGCCACGATGCAACAAGAGGTTTTGCTTCAACTGGTGAGATTCAATTTAGATGGAAGCCAGGAGCTGACCTAGGTAAGATTGCAGGTACTGGATTAAATATAGATGCAAGAGCTGAGTTAAAATGTGAATTAAATAATTTAACTTATACTTTATTATCTTCAAACGATAGATACCGATTAGAAAAATCTTCTATGAACATGGTTAAGTGTGGTATTATTCAAGGTAAATATGAAAGACAAACATTAACTGGTACTGGTGAAAAGCTACAATCTTTTAATGTACAAACAAAGAAATTATCAGATCACTCTAAAGTTAGTGTTTCTGTAAACGGTGAAAAATGGACTAAACATGTTTCATTATATGACTTATTAAATAAAGAAAAAGGTTATTTATTAAAAACAGGTATCTCCGGAGGTATTGATGTTTATTTTGGTAATGATGCATTTGGTGCAATACCGCCGCTAGGATCTACTATTGAAGTAGAATATGTAAACCATGATGGTGCAATGGGTAACATTGATGATGGTAGAGATATTACTTTTAAATGGGATGCAGAGGGAACTGATTCTTTAGGAGGCGAACATGACCTAAATGAGTTCTTAGATATTACATGTACTTCATCTCCAAAAATGGGAGCAGAAAGAGAGTCTACTGACTTTACAAAAATCATGACACCTCTTGCTTCAAAATCTTTTGTTTTAGCGACTCCAGATAATTACGAATACTTCTTATCAAGATATGGATTATTCTCGTACATAGATGCTTACAATACTACTTCGGATGAATACTTAGATGATGATAACGTTATCTATATTTTTGCGATTCCGGATGTAAAAAAGAAATTAATTTCAGGTCAAGATTACTTCTCTATCCCAGAGAATGAAATGTTCTTTGACCAAAATGAATATGATAAAATGGGACAAGTAATTCAGGATAGTGGCCAGCAAATGGTTACGACTGAAGTTGTATTTGTAAAACCTCAGGTTAGAAAATATAGTATGGATATTAATATTAGATATTTTTCAGGGTTTAACAAAGAAGAGATTTTTAATGATGTCAGAGCAAAGGTAAGTGATTACATGTTAAATGTAACAAGAAGAGATAAGCTGCCTAAATCTGATATTGTCTATATTCTAGAGGAAATAGAAGGTATTGATGCTGTTAACGTTAGGTTTATTTCAGAAACTGAAGAAACAGCTAGAAGACTAGGTTACTTCGAGTCGGTTACAACAACCGTTCAACCACAAGAGCCAGTAGTCTTAGAAGACATAGGTAACGGTAAGCAAAAATATATCTTTTTCAAAAAAGTAGAAGAAGTCAGGGTCGTTGACGTTGATGAAACTACAGTAATACCGTACACTGTTGCTGGCTTAGACCAGTGGGGTGATATAATTATGGAGAAAGAGGAAGTTGCAGTCTTTAGAGGCGGATGGCAAGATCGTGATGGTGACGAGATTGTTGATAAAGCTCTAATTAATGCAGAAGCAGCTCTGTCTGTTAACTTCGACCCAACGCCAGTGCCTAGGACGATATACACTAGAGTACAGGCTGGAAACAGAAAAGCCTTGAAATAATGTCATTATATAAAGATCTATTAGCATATAAAAGAAATAGCCTTTACAAGGCGGCCAGAACTAGAAAAGATTCTAGGCTAAATGTCGGTGCGGATTATCAAGAGATTGGTTTATTCCAAAGAATGATTTCTAAGCACATTCAAAGAAATACAACACTTAACGATTTTATTTCTTTCTTAAATGATTATCTTTTAAATATATTAAACGGTAATAGATTTCTAAAAGGTTACAAGAATTATACGGTTAAAAAAGATGATAAGTATATTAGATAATTATGTGGAATAATTTAAGATTTTTTAACGGAACAACAAATGAGTTACAGCTCGAGCAAGTAGATGGCATCTGGGAAGGTTCTATCTATTTACCTATTGTATCTACTCAGTTATTTGAAACAGTTAACCTATTTATCTTAGAAGAGGCCATAGACACTAGTGGTGATTCTATTATTAATACTCCAGTTTCCCCAGATGGTACAATAACTACATTTGATTTTAAATGGGAGCCGACTAAAGTAGATGAGTCTGAAGATATTATTATGTATGGTTATACTTTAACAGACGGTAAACCGTTTATTAAAGAGTTAAAATCTCAAAACAAAGACTTAGGTTTATTTTCAAATATCATTAGCCAAGATGCTGATTATCTTAAAACTTTAACTGAGAATACTAATGTTGCTATTCAAGTTAATATTGCTCTTAACTCTATGAGAGAAGGTATTCATAAAAGAGTATTAGAGGTTAAAGCTGGTAATGATGTAGTTGCTAGAGTTAGAGTTTATGGTGAAGTTGAAGGTGAAGATGAAAGATTAAAAGTTCTTTTAGCTAACCTAGGAGCAACGTTAGATGATTCAGATTTCTTGTTATTCAAATCACATGATATATCTGAGCAATCACCTGACCAGGTCTTAATGAATGCAAAGAGAAAAGAACTCTTATTAGAATTACATAATATTAAACCTTTTGTCGGTACATATAAGGCTATCTTAAATGCGATAGATTATTTTGGTTATGATAAAATTACACTTAAAGAGTATTGGATTAATGTAGATAAATCAGAGAATAACTTTGGTAAGCTACACGCTATTCCAGTGCCTAACTCATCTGTAAGAGGTGAGATGACTAGAAAGAGATTAAAGTTTAAAGTACCTTCTTCAACAAAAAAGAAGACTAGTAGATTTTCTTTAGTCTATAGATTAAATGAGCCTAATGGAACTTTTGACTATTGGGATATTGCAAACGTTGATGAAGTATTTGATTATACTCCTGATGAGGTTATCATTAAGCTATATGGTTTAAAGAATAGATTACAAACAGATTATCTACCACTTGAAGCTAAGATTATAGATATTACTGGTGAGGGCGATTACTTTACAAACAGAAATGTAAATATGTGGAAAATCCAAAACCCAATTGGATTCTTTACAGAAGGACATAAAATTAAATATGAAGTGTTTCCTAATGATAGAGATCTTTTCATTGAAGATACTTCAAATGTATTAAAGGCTACCCTAGACCAAAATGATAGTTCTAATAACTATAACACATTCCTAAATCTTCAACCAGGAGGTGAGAGTACTCTAACAGAGGCTCAAAGAACTGAGATGAAAGATTTATACAGAAAGTTTTACGAAACGTATCACGACAGAGAATTACATTCGTATAATGAAGACATTCCAATTGGATGTCCAGTTATTTTAGATGGTGTACCTTCTTTTGATGATGTATGGGATGAAGCTAATTTTATATGGGACGATGCCATAGATGCAAATGCAAACTTAAAAGTAACTTGGGATAACTGGTGGAAGAAATGGGTTTACGAAATTGAATGGTTAATTGATGGACCAAATGATTTACACCAAGAATACAGAGGTGCTATCGATGACTATAAACAAATAGCACTTAATTTACCTTATGTAGGTTCATATACTGTAGAAATGAGAACATACGACTTATTTGGTCACATGTCTTTCTATAAAACAAAAGACTTATTTGAGGTTAAATTAAAAGATCTAGAATTGTATGGTGTCTATAAATGGTTAGATATAGACCAAGACGATAAACCATTTACTTGGGATTCTAAAAAGATAGAGTGGAATAAGTCTGGCGGTTACTGGGGATTCCCTCAGGACAACCAAACTAAAGTCGAGGATAATATTGCAACAATGTATTTAACGTTAGATAGATCAAACTATATACATGACGCTGAACAAGGAGTTAGATTCTCTACTGTAAGAAGATATTCAGATGTTTATTCAGATACTGGATATTCAGAAACTACTGGACCTTATACTTATGATGAGTCTACTTTTAGATGGAAAGATACAAGCCACTTATGGTGGGATGCAATGAGAGTTGGTCCGGATTTAGCGGCATCTTTTAAGATTGACTGGATTGAATATGGGGATCTTTTAAGAATTGTATATAAAGATCCTGTAACAGGTGTTACTTCTTTTGGAGAACATACTATTACTACTCCAACTCCGGTTAATGCTGCAGATTTTGCAGGATGGCAAGCCGTCGTCGCAGATCTTGAGACAAGTACTGATCCAATAATAAATAAATTTAATTTTAATCCTATATTTGAGGATTTTAATGACGGTGGACTTATATACGATTATATGCATCATATATTATGTGTAGGTCAAGAATATTCTAGAACTTATGACTTTGAAAGTGTAGAGATTGTTAAGGCAAGTAATGCTTCAAACGCACAAGTTAGTGGATTTATCCACCATAAATCTTACAACCCAACATGGGACGACACGAAAGTGTTTAAACACCATGCGACAGTAGATCGATCTACTCATGTAACTATATCAACTGATATTTCTAAGTTTCCTGGAGCTAAAAATGCAAAATGGACTATTACTAATTTAAGTAACCCAGAAATCAATGATATATACTATAATAATATGTGGCTAACGTACATTTTCAAGGAGCCGGGCGACTACTCTATTGAGCTGGAAGCGGAAGATACATATAACAACAAAAACGTCATAAGACGTAATATGATAAAAGTAAAATAAACTAAAATGGCAAACATTACAGAAATTTTAGGTACCGACTCGGTATCGTCTTCAAGACCAACTATTAACAGTAACTTTGAGTTGTTAAACGACGAGTTAGCTTCAGTAATTGCTTTAATTAATCCAACAACTTCAACGTTATCTGGATTAACTAGCGCAGTAACGGCGAGCTTAACAGTTAGTGATGGTACGAATCTTTTAGTAGTAGGTACAGCAGGTTTAACTGTTAGTACAGACTCTACGTTTAGTAACAATGTTTCATTCGGTGGCAGAATTGTCAAGGCCGGTGTTGTTGGAACTGCTTCAGCTCCTACAGCAACGAACAACCCGTCTGAAATTACAAAAGGTTCATACTTCATTAACAGTTCGTTTGATCTTCCAACAGCAATTGATGGAACAGAAGTGACTCTAATTAATGCTGCTGCAGCAAGTACTGCAGTAACATCTTTGAATGCAGCTTTAGGTGCAACTTCAATAGCATTAGATAACTTAAACTCAACAATAACGTTAAGATGTTTTGAAAACAAATGGTATATTATTAGCACATACGCTTGTACTATATCTTAAATTAATTAAACTGAAACCTAATAGATGGCAACTCCTTTAGTTAGAATACCACAGCCACAAGGTGGCACGATGTATGCTTTTGCTTCTTCAGCAAGAGATATGACTAGGGCATTTAACAGTTCTGATCTGAACTTTGAGTTTAGTAAATACGCTTTACTAGACTTACCAGATTTTACAGACTCTGTGTACGGCTCTAATACTATTGACTTTGAATTAAATTTAAAGCAAGCATCCGGACAGGCTTATGTAGCTGGACAACCCAATGTAGATTGGGCACAGACTTTCCAGAACTATGCCTTAAACATGGAAGAGCTTCTACTTCAGGACGATGACTACGATCCAATTATTTTAGCATCTGACGCTGAGAAGATTTTCTTTAAATGGATGTCTGCTCTTGGCGCGATGGATTTTAGACCTACAGATTCTAACGAATCTAGTAATGGTGCGTATGCAGAGAACGATAATGCAATTCTAGGAGGTTCAAACTACGATAGAGTAGTTAAGTATTTAGGTAGTATCGATGCAGAGAATGATGTGGCTTACCAAGGTAATACATATCACGAAGTCTACATTAATGTACCTACGTCTGTCGGTAATACTCCGTTGGTTTTATTTAGACCATACGACTATAATACGACAAATTCAAAACTTTATTTAGATTCAAATAATCAGAATATCGAAGGTAGAGAGGGCCAAACACACCCAGATCCAAACATTAACTTAGCACCGGTTGTAGATGACTGGTCTTCACAAGATGGAGGGTTTTACGATATTCAGACCAATGGTACAAATTCAGTAGGTATTGATTGGGACTCAACCTCTTATGCAGGAATTCAGAATAACCCTGATGTAAAGTCTTTATTAGACTTTGCAAAGACTGGACAACAATTTAGATTTAATGCCGTTCTAGTTTACTATGATTTATATAGCCAGTCAATTCCAGCAAACAGATCTACCAACCTTTATGGTATCTTAATCTTAGATGATATTCAAGATGCTTATGGACCTGGTACAAAAATACATGAACAAATTAAGTTTAAGCCTAATGAAGTTACCGGTCTTAATGGTAATGCTTATTCATTAAAATTAAATCTTAAATTTAATTCATCTCTAGATAATGTAGGTGTTGAGACAAGTGTAAATGACTTTACTACTTTCTCGATGGACCTTTTTATGGATACGACTACAGCCCTAGAAAATGCAACAGATTTATTATTACAAACTAATAATAGGTATGGTAAAGTTACTGATAGATTAGATAGTTTAGAGAATATAATTCTAGGTACTGCAAAAGCAGCTGCTCTAGAAGCTAGAATAAAAGAATTAGAAGATGACTTTACAGCGTCTTCGTTGCAGTTACAGGATTCAAGCTCTTTGTTAGATCTTGTAAATAATGCACATGGTAAAATTAATCAATTAATAGATGGTACAATTCCAGTAGAATTACAATATAATACAGATGTAATATTTGCAGGAAAGGGAACTACGGTTGATAAATCAATAGCCGGTAAAATTAAAGTAAACAATATCGTTGACGGATATGTTATTGCTGACGTATTTAGATGGGACTTAGGTTCATCGACTGTGGTTAGTCAATTAACTACAAATAACTTATACGACCCAACCAATGCTAATCAGTATGGTGTTTGGTCTAAGTTAGTACCCTTCTCTAATAGATTAAGTCTAAAGAATATTACAGACTCTGGGGTATTCAACGGAAATCTAAATATATACATTGATGATTCTACTAACGGATGGGCGAAAGGCCAGATCTTTAGAGTTGCATTAGATAATATAGACATTAACGGAAACAATATAAAAATTTGGACAGGTACTTCTACAGGTTTCACGCAAGCAGTTGCTAATATCGACCCTTCAAGGTTGATTACAACAACTCCTTATATTGAAGTTGTATGTATGGACCCATCTAATTACGTATTTGAAGCAGATATACTAAGATAATATGAACACAAACAATTCTATTTCCAACTCATTAAAGAGGCTCTTAGAGCTTAATACTAATTCATTAAAAACTTTTGAAAGAATTAATGAAGCAGTTACTACTGATCAAAAAAGTATTCCATTAGAAATACTTACAGATGAGGGTACTAAAATAGTGTCTATTCCTGGGTTTAACTTTATGCAAAAAGAATTGCAAAGATTAGATACTAATCTAAAAGCGCTAACTGGTTTAGGCAAAGGTTCAACTAAGATTAAATTACCAGATGGTACTTTTCAAAATATTATTACATCTGCTCTTAAGAGTCCTGCAAATGACTTTACTGCTATAGCAAGACCTATTACGTTTTCTACTGCTCCAAATTATTTTGCTGAGGATTTCTTAAATCCAATGCTAAAAACTTCTTTTGACATAAGTGGTCAAATACCAAATGATACAGAAAGAGTTTTAGTAAAAAGAATTATTTTTGATTCTTCAAATCAGACTGCTGTGGATTGGTTTAATGAAAATTATAGAAACCAAGAGAATATCGATTATTTAACTGCAATTAGAGATGTAGTAAATAATAACATTGCATATATCGTTGATGAAGAATTAAGAGATATGCCATATAGAACTGGACAATATACTGGAAAGTTTGACGTCCTATCGATCTCGAATTCACAAAGAGAAGTTTTAGTTGATGGTGTTACTACAAAACAAGCTATTAAATTATACACTTTAGATAAATTAACATACTCTGATAAAGGTAAAGATCTAGACCAGACTGAATTAATCCGCGTAGGAGATGAATTGATGGTCGCTGGTGGTTCTAAAAACACAAGATATAGAATTAACAAGCTGGACTCTTCAACTAGACAGGTTGAGCTTAGATTGATTGAGGGCTATGAGCCAATTAAAATTGGAGCTAACGCGTTAGGTATCTATAAGAACGAAGATAATAACTTACAAATTGAAATACCATGTGGATTCAACGAGAGAGTTTTAATGTTTATGAAAGCAATTGATGCTGATTCTAAACTATTAGCAGAGAACTGGTCTCCAGGTGTTGGTTATTATACAAACGAATTAATTCTTACTCAAGAGGATGGTATAAAAATTACATTAGCAGAATACTATAAAGAGAATGTAGCTGATTTCAGTAGAATGATTGATGCATTAAAAGTAGATTCAATACCTCCTGCAGCAATTGGTGTATCTCCGGATGCTCCTGTTTTAAATTCTGAAAACTTTAAAGTTGTACAGGTTAATACACACTTAAGTGCAAATGATGCTAAGGGTAAGATTTCAAAATTAAGTGCTGATAAAATTACAGTTGATGAGGCTGTTAAGAAATTAGATTCAACTATTTCTAAGAAACGTGGAGAAATTGCTACCAAGAAATATAGATCTGAAGTACAAAGAGATAAAGATAAATCAGAATTAAACTCACTTATAGAAGAAAGAGTTTCAGAATCTAAAATGTTTAGCTCTATTGTAAATCAAATACAAAGTGTTTCTACAGATACTAACGTTAAGAAGATTAGCCCTAAATATAGAATTAGAGGTTTCTGGGCAATACCAGGTGCTAAGAAGGTTGCAGATACTGCAGATCAAGAAGTAGTACAGTTTATTGTTGCATATAGATACCTATCTACTTCTGGTAAATCAGGAGAGGCTGCTCAACTTAAGTTTGCAGAAGATGGTAGAGAAAAAACTGCAGTATTCTCAAACTGGAATGAAAAGAAAACTAAAGTAAGACCAAGAGCTAAGTCGATTGCACCAGATGGTACAGTTGCTACTAAGTTTTCATGGCAGCCATCAAGAGTTGAAGATGGTCAAGAAATTAACTTCAATCAATTAGATATTGCAATTAGTCAAGGTGAAACTGTAGAAATTAGAGTTAAATCTATTTCAGAGGCAGGTTACCCTCAAAACCCAATCATGTCAGATTGGTCAGAGTCAATGACGGTTGCTTTTCCAGAAGCAGAAATTGATACTAATGATATTGCTGCAACAGTTGAAGCCAATCTAGCTGAATTAGCTAGAGTAAGAATGATTGAAGAGTTAACCGCTCAGGGTGTTTACACTCACGTCGGAGATTCTTTCTCTGCAAATGAAAGTTATTATGCTCACGTTGCAACTAATATTGCATCAGGGTTTTTAACAGACGAACAAAAGCCTATTTCTGTATACGATAAAATTGCAGAATTAGAAGCTGCACTAGCAGGACTTAAAGGTACTGTTGAAGCTGAAGTTGGTGAATTGGTTGTTAAAATTGTTGATGAAGATGGTACAGTGACTAACGTTACTAAAGATCAAACAGTTCAATTATTTGCTGGGTATTATGTAAATGAGGTTGCTGATTTAGCAATTAGAAAAGGACATATTGTAAACAAGACGTTTAGATTACAATTAGAAAATAGTAAAGCTACTAAATTAGAATTAGTATCTAAACTAGTTGGTAATAGAGATAAAGCTGCATATAGATCTTCTGCTGCAAACTCAACAGAGGCTAGTAACGGATTTGGTATTGAACAAAACGATAGTCTTAGTGAAGCAGTAGATAAAAAAGTAGAAAACGATAGTTACTACTTAGTTGAAGGTAAATATGATTTAGCACCTATACAGTACCAAAATGTAAATACTAATAATTTTGAAGAGACTGGAGATGCTCCATATCAATCAACACAAAGAAGAGGTCAATTTATTTATAGTAGATTTATGGATGTTGCAAATCAAAATCCACACTATATTGTTGAGCCTTTAGAATCAGAAACAACACCTTATGATATTACTGACTACGAGTATGGATTAAGCTATAATACTACATCACCGTTAACAGTTGCGAATGGCGCAAACGATTTCATTTGGGCCGGTTCATTTGCTGATATAACTGGGACATGGGACCTAACTAAACTAAATACAGCGGAGATTGGTAATACTGGGCTTGGTCTTTATCAATATAACGTGGGTCTGTTTTTACATAAAGAACATCCTCTTTTAGAAAACCTATGGGAAGGTGCTGCTGAACCAAATGCTCCGGCATTTGATATAGACGGTGTTAGAAAGTCAATGGTTTTCTCAATGCCTAAAACTGCAACAAAAGCAACAGGTTCTACACTATTTAGTTTCTTTGGTTACAATAGTCTTTTAGCTAGTGCTAGTATTGGAAACAAACAACAAACTGCATATCATAACGGAAGAGGTTTAAAAGAAAAGACTTTATGGGCTAATTCTAATACACCGGAAGATTTAGATAGACCTGTTAAAATGTCTTATGAAGAAAGCGATCAATATTTACTAGGTGGTAGATCTTGTGGTTCGTTCTTGTACATGAACCCGGTTAACGTAGAAACATTAAAGGTTGGTGGTGATACTAAAAGAAGTAAAAAACAAATAAACCCTAAAAAAGATAATTCATCTAATGCTGTTTCTGTCGAAGTTGTATTTCAATATAGAATGACTGATTACTTTGGAAATAATCCGGAGACTGACACTGGTAGAGTTGGAGGATTCGCTAGATTAGCCTACAATAACTTGACTTATACCAAGAAGATTGGTTTTGATATTTTCGATAAATTTGGTGAACAATTCTCTTTTGACTTAGAGGTGTTTGCTAAGTACAGCCCTAAAGGTAAGAATTTAAACTCTATTAGAGCTGCAAGATTAACGAGAGATACATCAGCACCAATCCAATCATGGTATACTCCATCTAGTAACGGTAGACGAAACATCTTTCAGCAGTAATCCTTCATTTAGTTAGATAATAATCTTGATATATAATAGAGACGAAAGATCTCTATAATAAGATTTAAAACTGAATGGCACAATTAATACTTAAAGGTAATTTAGAAACATCTGCAATCCTAGCGATTCAGAATGGTCCTAGTAGCGTAAACAATAGTACAAAATACTTTGATGATTCCAGTAATGCGAATGCTGGTGTATTAGAGGTAGGTAATATACTTTATGATACAAGTGATACTAACCCATCAACAGGTACAGTATATGCACCTGGCAGTAATGGGTGGCACTGGGATGAAACAAACCAAAGTGCAATACAATTAGATGGTGTCACTGATATAGGACAGGTTGATACTATTACTCCCGTGTCTTATGATACTTTAAGTTCAAACGTATCAAATGTCGATGAGGGTGGTTCTATTATATTTACGGTAGCTACTACTAATATTCCAAATGGTACAGAAGTAGGTTATACTTTATCGGGTACTAACATTGATGGTAATGATTTTACAGTAGGTTCGCTAACAGGTACTATAACCATTACGAGTGACTCTGGTTCTGTTACATTTACTCTAGCTGAAGATACTACTACAGAAGGTGCTGAGACATTAACTTTAACATTAGATGCACTCGATGATAATAGTATTACAACAGGCACACTTACACACGATGTTACTATAAATGATACATCAGAAAACCCTAACACCGCTCCTACTGTAACTAACCAAACATTTAATGTAACTCAAAATAATGACGCTGCTGATAGTGTAACAATAGATCTTCAACAGCTTACTAATGACACAGAGAGTGACCCATTAATATGGAAAATTATTACTTTACCGACAACAGGTACGCTAAGAGATAATTATGCTCCTGCTACTCCAATTGCTCCAGGGCAATTGGTTTATGAACTACAAATAGATGGTGATGGAAATAACTACATAGTTAAATACCACCCTGGTAATACAGTTGCAGGCAGTGTAGTTAATTTTACATTTAAAGCAGAAGACGATAACGGCAATGTATCAAATACTGGTACAATTACAATAAACGTTAATGCACCTGCTAATCAACCTCCAACTGGTAATCCAATAACCATAAGCTTAGTAGCCGACGGTACTACTAATTCCGATACTTTTACTAGAGTTGCGACCGACCCTGAGAACCAGAGTATGACTTTTAATTGGTGTAATGCATCAGGTGTAACAACCGGTCTTCCCTCGTTAAACCATGGGGCTTTAACTCAAGTAGGTTCCGGTCAAACTTTTCAGTATACACAAAATACTCAATTATACATTGCTCCAGGTTCTAACCCATCTACACTAACAGATGTTTTTTACTATAAAGCAAATGATGGTACTGACGATTCTGCTCCGATTCAAGTAACTGTTAATAATACTTCAACTAGTAATACGGCCCCTGTATGGAAACAGAATGGGCAAGCATATAACGCTCCAGGCAATTCAATTGCCATTGTAGCCGGCTCTCCATTTACTGTTACTGGCTTAACTGCTACAGATGTTGATCCAGGTCAAGGTTTAAATTATACGGTTGATGATGACCCTAATAACAATAATACTGGAACTGTTACAGCGACATATAACGCGAGTACTCAGACGTTTTCAGTTAATGGAGTAACTGCAGGGAATGCCACAGTAACTTTAGAAGTTAGCGACGGAATTACAGTTTCTACTCTTACTTATCAGTTTACTATAACAGAGGTGCCATATAGAGGGATTCAATATTCTGCATTTACAAACTCTGATCAGTCAGCATGTGCACAAGCTAGAAGCACTGGGCTAGATCAATACTATTACGAAACAGCGCCTAACGGTACAACGTTCTTATCTACTTTAGCAGTAGGAGACTTTATTTATGTCGATGATGACTTACAGCCTACAAGTAGGGTAATTCCTACAAGTGCTAGTAGCACGTGGGTTTCTGTAGAAGAAACATCACAGGGAACTGTAAAAGCACTTCAATTAAATGCAACAACCGGGGCAATAGAAAGTATATTAAATTGTACAACCGCCGGTGGTGCTGCATGGGAAATACTTAATGTTACATATAACGCACAGGCTGCTGATTATTGTAACGGAATATATCAAACAGGTAATGTTTGGCAAAATATTTTAGATCCGCAGCAATCCGGAGGTACTGTAACTTTAACTGATGTTGTGGCAGCAGGCGGTCAATTGTTTGCATCGGAATATTGGGCAAACCAATATGCGGGCCAAACTGCTCCAGCAAGCGTCATATTAGCACAAGGTGCATACGGAGATTCTAGTATTACATCTAATCAATATTTTTACTGGGATACTGCAATTGCAGATTGGTTAGAACCAGATCCAACAAACGCACCTGGAGTCTATCTTATTACATGTCCGACACCAATAACATACATAACAAAATCACTAGATGTTAGATATTATAGTGCTGATCCTACTAATATAGGTGCAGTATGTAATGCTATAGGAGGTTTACCGTGGGCTGATGTCGATGATGAACGTTTTGATTTAGTTACAATTTATTTTAGATGGGATGCTGCTAATGCTAATCAAAACCCAAGCCTATTAGACGTTGCTAAAACAACCATTAATAGTGGTTCTAAGATTCAAATTTTTGTAACTGCTAGTGGGGCAGAAAGTCAAAATTATTCATTATTACAGCCTAGTTCAGTTTTACTAGATGCTACTAGCGGTGGCTTTGTATTATGGGATAATGATGATTATACTGGGTATGATGGTACATATAACTGGTTTGCATTCGATACTAATAATGTATTAGAACAGGCTGCTACTAGTTCACAATTAGGAACATGTAGCGATGGTATTGCAGGTCCTTTAGCAGATTATCAAAGAGATGCCCTTTGGAGTATAACTCAACAAGTTGATTTTGACGATAACTTGGGTGTAATTGACACGATACAAGTAGGTAACCATCTGGGTTCTAAAAATTCTATATTCTTTGCATTTTACGCATGTGAGCCTCAATTAGATCCAGGTATACCTGGAGGTCAACCATATTACCCTGTTTATGTGGTAGATGGTATGGTAGATATTGAACAGTTTAGCGAAAGTGGAGTATCTTATGTTAACGATTTTATGAGGACTATTAACGTTGGTGATAAAAACGTTAGAGCTCAGGTTAAAATAGATGGTAAATGTTTCACTTATATAAATTATATAGCTGCAACAAATATTGAAGAGGCTGTAGATTTAATGCAAAATGAAATCGATATAATTGCAGGATCCGGAGATATGGATGCCAAGGCAATTTCTATTAATGCGGTTGATTTTGGATTAGGTAGCCAAGCATCTGTTGTTTGGAGAAACTTTACACAAGGAGAAGAGGGTACAATATGCTACTCATGTGCATCAGGAACTCAAGGAACTAATCACAACTGGGCTACGTATGCATTTCCAGCAATGGATAATGCTGAGGTATTAAATAGAACATCTCCTAATTTTAATTTAGAAGAAAACTACGTATTAGATAATGTATCTAAACCCCTATTAAGAACAAACCCTAAATTAACAACTAATGCTAAATTAGTAGCAAATAGTACTGATCAGATTTTTCTTGAATCTATTGATGCGACTAAAGAGTTAGCTTCAGTTGAGTATAAGAAATGGGCGCTTAACCCAGAGGGACAGTGGTCTCAAGACTTATACAAGTTTTACAAGAGTAGTTCCACTCCTTCTGATATAATGTACGCGACAAGGGCTGATTACTCAGATTTTACAGTACAAGATAGTTTTGATAAACAAATTGAAGAGGTTTATCATTACGGAACAACATATAACTATTCTAAACTTCATACTGAAGAGTTAAGAATGTTAGCACCTATTTGGTTAGATAAAGATATTCCTAAAAAGTTTGTTATATTTAGAGTTAACGACCCTGTTGGAGAAATGGACTTTGATACAAGAACTAACTTTGACAATATACAGGATCTTCTAAAGAACTCTGAAATTATTAAGACCTTTGATTTAACTACAGATTCAGCAATTGGTAAATATATTAGAAACCATGTTAATGCTGAGTCGTTCCCTAAATCACCAATACAGTTTAACTTTGAAAAGAGAGAGAAAAGTAGCTTTAATGGTATTGATTTAGGAAAGGGTGGATTTACTAGCAAGGGTGAATATTTACATAAAGACTTTGTTAGAGCTGATAGCCCTCTTATTGCTAGTAATGAAATGATTACAGACGGTTTTGAAAGAAATAAACTTGCATGTGCTAACTTAATCAATATAGAGTTTTTATTTGATGACCATAACGCTAAAGACTATTCTATTAATAGATATTTTGGGCTGTATGTAAATGATATTGATTCAGGATATGGTAGTATACGTTCTGCAAATAATGGAGATGTTATTTTTAAAAGTTTAAACTCACATATTAACGATCTTCCAAAATCTGCAATACCATCGTTTAAACAAGTATCAACAACTCCTACATTGGCATATCTTAATATAAGCGACGAGTTCTATAAAGTATCGTCAAGAGCCCAGTATGACACTAATAATCTAAATGTAATTGTAGAAGATAGTAACAATCAAATACCTGCCGAGATTAAAACAGCTCCTAATGGTAATTCTATTGATATTATTAAAAGTGATTTACCAGGATTTGATTTTGTTAAGTTCACTGTCACGGGAACACCTGCGGTAAATGATAGGTTTACAGTATTTGAGTCTAGAGAATCAGTATATTCAATTAAGTTTTTAAGACATATACCAAATGAATCCTGGAACATGTCTATTAATATTGACGGTGCTGTAATTAATATTCCTGTTATTAACATTGGTAATAATGTTGGGGATGCTTACGCAGCAATTAAAAACGCACTTAATGCGTACAAAGACAATATAGCTATTACTTATGGCGGTCCAAACAGTAAATATCCTAATACTATTTTTATTAATGAGGTTAACGCTTCTTTACAAGATTTACAACTTTCGTTTACAGGAAACGGAGTAAATATTAGTAGTATTGCTAAGGTTACACAGATGCAGACTTCTATTAATTTAGATAGCTCTACGTTCTTTGCAACACACTCACTAGCGCCTGGTTCATACAATGGTAATTTTTATTCCCTAGAAGGCACGACCTCTGAGATCGCTAAAGCGATTGTAGGATGTGTTAACAATAGTAGTATCAACTTTACTGCAATAATAAATGACGGTGCGTCTGATTTCTATATTAAGAATGCGGTAAGTGGTTATAGACTTTTACAGTCCGGTATTTTAATACCTGCTAATAATGCCAATACTTTTATTACATTAAACAACAGAGACTTAAAAACAGTAAATAACCCTAGTGGTTTACTTAAACTTTCAGAAAATATAATTGACAATAACTTTGTACATTACATGAATGGTGGTAATTCTGCTGGTAAATCTGTTTTAGTAACTAAAGATTCTGTTTCAGATGTTGCTGTCGGTAATATGTTACCAACACCTTCGGTTGGTGTTTACAATGAGATTATTGACATAGTCGATGATATTACAACACCTAATACTATTTACCAGAAACTAATACTAGATAAAAAGAATTACATTGAAAGTGGCGAACAAAAATTATACTCTGAAAATATAGCTAGACTTGGATTATTCTCAGCCTATGATATTCATGATATGAACTTTGATTTCTATGATATAGAAAACTCTGAGCTAAAGGAATTAGAGTATGAAACTCCAGCAATTATTAACTATGAGCCTGAAAGAAGTCAACAAAATACACTCGAGGTGTTTAGTAATGATTACGATATATCAGATCCATATACTTATTTTAGTGGAATTAACGATCGTTTAGGAGAGGAAACTGAAGCCGAGAATGATGAGATTAAATTGTTTACTGAATATGATAGGTTACAAGAGAATAATTTAAAAGAATTTGCAATACAATCTAGAGTAGTTCCTAATATAAATAAATGGACACTAAAAGATAGTTTAACTGTAAGAGAGCAACCTTATTATCTAAATGCTAACGAGGCTTTTGGTAGAACTAACTTCTCACCGGACTTTAATTCTGTTGGTAGAGATAGACTGGGAATGACTCATGAATGGTTTTATATGGATAACCTTCCAAAGTATTTAGACTATAACCAACTTAACAGCACATTTAGTTATGTTAATTTCTTAAATGATTTTAAGATAAAACCTTCTCACTTTAAAAGTACGTCATATAATTACTTTGATAAGTTTATGGTTACTGATGGGTTTGAAGTAAAAGATCAATATGACATAAAGTCGTTTATTAAAACAAATCTACAAAAGAAATATACTTTAGTCTCTGGTGGTAATGACGCTTCATTTGCTAATACAGTTTTTAAAGGTATTAGAGTAGACTTTAAAAATAGAAAAGAATTTGTAAACACTAAAGCTAGTGAGTTTGTTAAAACTTCTGATTTTAATGGCTATAAGTTTAGCACTTTAGTATTAGTAAGAGGTGGTAGTGATAATAACGGAATACAATATGAGGTAATTCAAAATAAAGCATTTAAGTTTGTTGTCTTTTTAATTACAGTATCATTAGATGATTTATGGATTGATGGTGCTTTAAATAGAAAACTTCTATATGAAATGAATCATAGTTTTGTTTGGAATCATGAAAATCAAAACTTTGGCTATTCTGATGTTGCATTATCAGGAGCCCTTAACTTAAACGATATTAACTTTACGAATCCAAACGGTGCTGATTATCTAGTAGCAACTGGTATTAATCACGCTGACGGATCTACTGCTAGCTTTTTAGATCAAATTAGTTCAGATGATGATGACATATTTGGTAATATTGAAATTACAGTTACGGACTCTACTGGACCTGTTACTTTTATACTAAAAATACAATCAGTAGACGATCAAAATCAAATAACTCTAGAAGGAGCCCCTCAAGACTTAAACGGTAATGCTGTTAATGTTTCTAACATATCTGGTTATGTTCAAAATAGTGCAGAGTATGTATATAAACAAGGGGGTAAGAATGCGTTTACGTCGATCTTAGACCAACTGTCTGTTGGATCAGTTGCTGATTTATTATTACTAAACGATGGTAGTGTTGTATATACTACTATTGAAGAAGATGGTACTATATTAAATAATCAATTTGAATTAGATTTTGAAAATGGAGTAGAGATAATTAAAGATTCTAATTTAACTATAGCACCAGATCAAGATAAGCCTAAAACTTTTAAATTAAAACAAGGTGTTATTGGGTTTGATATTGAACAAGGCGATACTTACTATCCGTTCTTAGTTAGACACAACGGTAGCTACACGGTAGATACTAGACCTGTTGTAACATTTACAGATACGTATTCTCATTTTAAAACAAATACACTTCAAACTACGTTAAACGAAACTGAGTTAAACTTTGAGGAGCCAATGTATAAGCACTCTTTAACTAGTGCTGAAGAAATTAAATTAGCTAGAGATTATTACAAACGATATAACAGATGTGGAACTTCATTTAATTTAGGTTTTATACAAGATGGTGGAACTCATGATTCTTCTTGGGGTATAATTAAAAACCACTTTTATAGAAAAGTAAATGAGACTAATTCTGCAGGTGTTACTAAATTATCAAGATCTACAGATAAGTTACCTCTTTACCCGTTAATAGGTGAGATTGCAATAGACAAAAAAGATGTAAATGTATTTAGATCTTCTTGGGATAAAAACTATTATACTAGATCTTTATCCGGTGGAACAAACGAAGCGGTACCCGGTACATTTGAAACTAAAGAAGAAAGATCTTATTTAGGTTCTACAATCATGAAGGTAAAAGATTCATACAATATGATTAACTTTACTTCATATAGAGCTAGTACGCAGGAGCAACAAGATAGAATTTTAGCTAATAACGACGAAAAATATGACGTAGTTTTATTTGAAGATAAGAAATATGTTTATATGGATTTTTACATTACTAGTACTCTTAATAAACTATTAAGTAGTGAAGGTGTTTTAGACTCTATTAATAAATACGTTTCAGCTGCTAATTCTGCTGGTGATAAAACCACAACTAAAGATGATGCGCAGCTTTATGTAGAAAACAACTTGCTAAACACTTTTAATTTAGATATGATAAAAATTTACACTAGTAGAATTAAGGGTGTAGATTCTGAGGTTATATCTTCTGCGAGTGTTGAAAATCTAGATGATGGAGGCTATATGAACGATACGAATTTTACATTTAAGTCGCACGAACAAAAGCCCCTTAATTTTAGGTTGATATATAATAAAAGATTAGGTTATTCTTATCGAATTAAGCCTATGGTAAAAATAAAGTCATAAGCAATGGCAATTAACATTCAAGAAATACTACACCCTAGTGACTCTGACAGTATCAAGTTCTCGAAGATTAACTATAACTTCGATCAACTAGTTGTTAATGGAGGTGGACCTGCTGGTCCAAAAGGAGATTTAGGTAATCCAGGTAGCACAGGTCAAACTGGTGCAACTGGTAATACTGGTGATAAGGGTAATAAAGGGGATTCTGGTGAAACTACCAGCCCATGGAAAAATATTGCCATAGATTTAAACCTTAGCGATGGTAAAAATAACGTTAGAATTTTAAAGCCAAAACCAGGAACTGATTTAGAGACTCCTGTTATTTGGTTAGGTGATAGTTCATTTTTAGACGAAGGTGTTGGCGCAAATGATGGGGATACCACATTAAGATCTACTTTGAATGTTGGTAGACATTATGATATTAACGGTTCCGCTGTTGCTGCTGAATATGCTACATTTTGGCATAGTTCTAGTGTTAAAATTAAATTAGACTCCGAAGATGTAACTGGTGTAAATAATTATACTAGATTTAATCTTTCTGCAGTTGCGCCTATTGTACCAAATAGTAACCCTGAAGATATTAGGTTTCAAATAAATTTACCGACAACATATACTGGAGAATTTAGATTAAATAATTTTAATATTACTGGTAATTTTGAAGACGGCATGCTTAGATATAACTCCGGCGCTAATAAGTTTGAGGGTTATATTAATAATGCATGGGTTGAATTATGTACAGCACCATGTGGTGCTGGGGGTTCTAGTGGTAGTATCTCAATTAGCGGTACTAACTTAAACCTTAATGTAGACGGAAGTTTAGTAGGAGGTAATCCGACTTTCCAATATAGTAACTGGAATGGTAGTGTTTCTGTTGATGCTGCAGGTGTGGTAACTATTAATAATGGTAATGCTACAACTGTGGTTACAGATCCTGTAGGCCCAGTAGCTGCTAATACAACAGCTGGAACTAATAATGTATCTTTCACAGTTACAGTTACAGTTCCTTCTGGATATGATAATGTAGGTCAAACTGTTGCAGGTTCTGTTACAGTAGTACAACCAACTAGTTATCAAGCGCCAGTAACATTAACTGGACAAATGAATTTAAACTATGGTTCTAGTGGAGGGGTTGTATGTTCAGGATCAGGAACTTATGTCGGAGCTGTACCAGTAGAAATAACTGGAATTCCTAATCCGAGTAATGCAGAATGGCAAACAGCTGCGCGTAATGATGCTTTAGATTACTTTAATGATAATCCAAGCCTTCTAGCTGCAGGTGAACACTTTAAAGTAACGGCTATATCTGATCATAATAATGGGACGATTCCTACTGTAAATGAATTTATTGAATATGATGGTTCCGGTGGTTTAATAAGTGTTGATCCATGTCCAACTCAACAATATACCGTTACAATTGGAGCAAATAGTACGATAACAAACGCGTCAATCTATAATGTTGCATCTGGAGGTTCGCCTAATAACACTATTACGCAAACCGGAGGAGCAGGTGATGCTATTAACGATGCGTTCTATGTTGAAGCAGATGCCGGCTATAATATTAGTCCTTCTCAAGTTACTATATCTTCATGGGGCGGTGGAGGCTCTAATACTTTTGTTAACCCTAACGTGAATTCAGCAGGTAGGGTTGTTGTTGGATGGAACGATACAATAGATCCAAATAATCTTTCTTTCGATATAGGAATAGCAGGTAGTGCAAGTCAATATACATATACAGTGGACGTTGTAGAAACAGATGATTTTAGTACAATATGTAGTGAAACTGTTAGTAATAATACATTCACATACCCACAGGGTGAAGGTGGAGTAAACTTCCAGAACTACTTCTTAAATAACTACCAGGTAACTGGTCCGGACAGCTCGATAAAAATAATTAGCTCTAACGAACCTGGCTTCTCTTGGGGAGGTTGGGCAATTTCAATGAATAATAATAATGAACCTCTAAACGGAGGTTGGTTTAACTGTAACTCTGGTGGTGGATTCGCTTCAGTAGCAATAACAGGAGCAGAAAACATTTACACAGCACAAGGATCTGAAGATTATGTAGGAACTCCTACTAATATATTCGGTTCTGGTGGAAATGGAAATCCGTCATTCTCATGGGCACTGTCTGGAATAAATACTAATAAATTCCAATTAACTAACGCAAGTTCACAGACATGTACTGTAGCCTATATTGGAACTGGTACATGTAGTGGAGGAGGTCATAATGCGACACTTGCATGTACGGCGACAGGTTTTGATTCAAACGGACAAGCAATATCGCCAGTATCAGATACAAAAACAATAAACGGCTGTGATGACTCTGGTGGCGGGTCTTCTGCATAGAAATTAAAAGAATAAAAGATGTATATATTAAATATAGGCCCAAACGTTTCTACCCAAGATCCTACAGATTTTAAGAGGTGTACACCTGCTAAAGTTAAGGCATGGTGGGAAGCAGTAAAGCAAAATGTACCAAACTATAATAGCTATAATTGGCATATTGTAGGTGGAATGGCTAATGGATCTCAGGATTCACTAGATGCTGATATAGTGTTAACACCATTATCTGGTGAAGTATATGATTCTAGTGAATTACCTTTACTACAATCTATATTAGTAAGCGCACAACAATTAGCATTAGATAATAAATTCTTTGTTGATATTAAAGCAGTGCCATATCATTGGTCTAGCCCTTTAGGTTTCACTAGAAGCTTCTTTAAAATTGGGTGCTGGGATAAAATTACTGTCACTATTGATGAAGAAACGACAGTTAAATCAAATGTTTATAGAAGACGTAATGCTACTTCTATAGAAAAACTAGGTGAGCTAGATCTATGGAAAGTGTCATGGAATAGAACAGGTTACGAAGGTGAGCTTTTCTTTCCGTTTGGTTCAACTGAAAAGGCGGAAAATTATACAGCAGGTTATGTTCCTGTTGAAGACTGGTGTAACGTGCAATAATAAATTATGAAGGACAAAATAAAAAATATATTATCGAATAAGACTCTGGTAACTTTTGTTGCGGGAGCTTTACTATGTTTATTATTTCTTAAACAATGTAATAGTATTGAGAATTTAAAACAAGATGTTAAGTTAGCACAACAAGATGCTGATAGAAATCTAAATAATTTTAAAGCTGCTCAAGATTCAGTTACGGTTTTAAGAAATGATAACGGAGACCAGTTAGCACAGATCAGATCTTTTGAATTTGATCTATCTAACTTACAGGGTAGTCAAATTAAATTAACTAAAAAGTACCAAAAGGCACTTGCGTTAAATGATGACTTAAAGAAGGTTAACTCCCTGATTTCTGCAGAGTTAGAAATTACAGATAGCCTAGATGTTGCAACGACAACAGAGATTGTAGATACTACAACAACAAAAATTAATTTCGAATCTAGTAAAGATTTCGGCAACGGTAACTCAAGGTTTTTAACCGGGTTCTCTACTGTTAAATATGACTTTGGTCAGTTTAAAGTTTTAGAGTCTAAATTTGAGTTAAAACAAACACTAAGCCTGATGGCTGCTATCGAAGAAGGTGAAGATGGAGCAGATAGATTAAAACTATCAACGACGTATCCTGGTTTAGTGATTAAAGATATTGAAAATATCAACCTAGTTAATACTAGACTAAATAGAAGATCAGAGAAAACAGCTGGTTGGGGTATTGGTATTGGCGTAGGATATGGTATTAATTTAAACAACAATCAAGTGATTAGTACAGGTCCTTCAATAGGACTTGGCTTATATTGGTCACCAAAATTTTTAAGATTTTAAATGGCGCAATCAAGTAGATATTTTAGAATAGACGAAGACATCCTGTTAGAGTTTATTTACCACGATCAAGGAGATGCAGAGAAGTATCGAATTGAGGTAGATGACAATGGTAGTGAGGTTATGTTTCTAGATACGGTAGATCAAAATCCGTATCAAGCAAGGCACTTAATTAATGAATTAGGTTCTGCTGTAGTTAATTTTGATGCCACTGTTATTAGCGGTTATATTGCTATAGAAAACTTTGCAGCCAGAACTTTGTTATTACAAAGTGGTAAAACATATAAATTCGATTTAAGTGCTTTACCTAATCCTGCTGATTTTACTATATCTGGTGCTTTAGGTATTTATAGTTATTCGGCAACGACTATGATAGGTACATTCACTCCAACGATAAACGGTAAAATAGAATATACATATCCGGATTTAATAGGTGGTGTGATTTATGTTGATACTAGAGCTAATCCTTTATTCTCTTCACCAGACGAGGCTACAGGAAATGATATTAACCAAACAATTGGAAGATACCATGCTGTAAAAACACCAGGTACAACAGATACTACAAAGTATGCTCTTTTAGGTTATGATTCAACCGGTGATTATGATATGCATAATTACATTAATAATAATTCAGATTGGCAAGGTGGTAATGAAGCAGATCTTTTAAATTACCAATCCGAGGCTACTCAAAATATTAACTATATCTTATATGATAGTATTAGACTACATTTAAAGGCTGGTTTTAGTTTTGCTGCAAGAGGATATGAAGGCTTTTTGTTTGAAGTTACAGCTGGTAGATTAAGCGGTGTACAAAATTACTTATCTCAAATAGTTTATTTAAACCAAAGTAATTATGAGTTCTCTAACCCTAAACCTTTTATTTTAGGTGAGACTCTTTGGTCTAAGTTTATTAATTTAAAAGTACCAGCACTTGTTGGACAAAATTCAGAATTTAATGATAGATTTTATGGAGATGGTGTTATAGGTTCAAGTAACTTAGATCCTACTTCTAATTACGGAATTAGATTTGCATTACTAGATAGTTTAAAAACTATTGAAGGGTATGACTATGTTTATACTGGAGAAGAAAATGTATTTACGGTTTCAAGAGAAGATGAATTTGCTGATTTTACAGTTGTAGTTGAAGATGCAACTGATGGTGATTACTTTAATATTTACGGAGAGAAAGATAATTCACTAGCAAACTTTGAGGGTCATATATTAGATAGGATTAGAACATCGTCAGATGATATAGTTGTTATTTTCGATGTAGATGTATTTGAACAAATAGGTACTGCTCAAATTAAATCATATACAACAACATTTACTCAGTATGAAGATTTTAATACTCCGATTAGATTTAGACCTGTAATTAATAAGGCTAATGTAGCAGTTAACTTTTCTATTGAGGTAACTATGAGAATTTACAATCAAACAGATAATACTCAAATTGTAAAGAGAGCAAGTTTAACAGTAGATCAAGCTAATAGATACGGTAAGAAGTTAAGTACTTTAAAGATTGATAATCCAAACATGTTAACTGAGGTTTACAATGTTTTACCTAGCCTTGCTGCTAATAAAATTATCTCAGGTTTTATTACTGACAATTTACCAAGATCAGTAAAAACAGTACCCGCGTTTGTTGAAAGACATAATGTAATTGCTAGTTCTGCAAAAGTTAACTTAGTAGGTGCTGGTAATAATCCAATCATAAAAGATGTTGAAGAATTTGATACGACTGATTTTGTGGACGAAGGTGATTTATCTATTAGTATTCCTCCTTTTGCATCTTACTATAAATTTGTAATAGCTAAAAAGAGAGGAGATGATTTCGATATGATTTCATTTGAAAATGCAGAAAGAGTTATACTTACTTTTAATGATGGTAAGACAAAGTTAAAATTTAATCATGTGTACAATAAAGATGTTGATATGGGTAGCGGTGAAGTTTTGTTTACGATAAACGAGGCTAATGCAACCAGTATTAGAGGTATGCAAACTGACGCTTTCTATATTAGCATTGATAATGGAACAGAAGAAACTATGGTTACTAAAGGTAAATTTACTATTGGATAATGATTTTAAATAGCAGAAATAACGCATACGATTTTAGATTCCCTAGGAAGTTTATTCCAGAAGAGGTTGCTAACAAGTATAAGAAATATTTGAATAGAGTTCCAGGTGGACTTTTAGCAGAGCCAATTGATTTTGTAAATTATTCTATCCAAGGGCTTAATATCCCAGGTGTAACGTTTGATCCTGTTACTCAATCAGATAATGATGGTACTATAAGAAGCCATCGAGGTGCACAGCCAATTCAAAATACAATTTCTAGAGAATTTACAGTAACGTTTCAATTATTAGATGGTTTTATTAACTATTGGTTAATGATGGACACTTTACTTTATTATTATGCTAGGTCTACTAAACAGGCGTTTATTGAACCATTGACTTTAAGAATATTAGATGCTGAAGGAGCTTCAGTAGCTTACATGGAATACTCTGGTATTATCATGACATCTATTAATGAGTTAAACTTAAACATGGCAGAGAATGTATCTGATTTTGCTACATTTGAATGTTCATTTGTTTACAATAAGTTAAACTTGAGATTAGAAATAGAATAAAAGATATATAAACTATGAAAGATACTAAAACATTTAATGAATACTTAGTTGAGCAAAAGCTAACTAAGACTGACATGAAACTTTTACAAGAAGGTTTACAATCAGAGTGGACTCAAGATTTAGAAGATAAGGTTGATTTTGCACTAGAACAGTTTGCTCAACAATTTGCAAACGAAGATGGTTCTTTTGATTTAGATAGATTAGAAGAGGGACTTGTTAATGAAGGACTTTTAGGTTCTATCTTTGGTGGTCTTGCAGGTTTTGCATTAGGAAAATCCGTAGGCAAAATGATCTGTAAAGTTCTTGGTATTCAGAAAGGTATCTTCTACGATTTATTAACTTCCAGATTAGTCGGTGCTGCTCTAGGTGCTGCGATGGGTAAAAGAATCTAAATTGAATCTAGTTACAGTTGACTTCTCGCTTAATTCCCCTGGTATTTGTGTCTGGCAATCTGACACGAATGAATATCACTTTATCTCCTATATTAAAGCTGGTTCTGGCACAAAAGCCGAACAGCGAAGACAAGAAGAAATAAGTACATTTTCAGATGTAACTCTTGTTCATCAACCTGATTGGAAATCTTCAGTCGGAGATTACTCTAAAAACGAATTTGCAAAAATCAAAAGATATATTAAGACTGCAGATGACATCATTAACCTGATTGTCAATATCACACAGACGAAACAAGATTATCATATCGCATTCGAAGGTACATC